GGGGCCGATGTTTGGCCCTAGGAGTGCTGCCTATGGCATTTACTGATCCATTGTCCATCACAATCTCGGCTGCTACGAGCCCTCTCCCACGAACGTCTGTGGAGGAGGATTCCTCGGAGTATACGAGTGCGGATGGACTGATCAAAGTCTCTGCGTCCCACGACGTGGGAAAGCGCACGAGGCGTTTGCTCAGGATCGACCATTCGAAACTGTCCGCGGATCCGTTTAAGCCGTCGGAGAACGTTCGGGTATCGATGAGTCATTACATCGTATTCGACGTTCCGCCTGCGGGTTACACGACCGTGGAGCAGTTGGCTGTGTATACGGGGTTCAAAGCCCTATACTCAGCCTCTACGGACGCACTGATCACCAAGCTTCTTGGTGGTGAGTCGTAGCTCATGTTACCTCTTGGTGGCTCGGATGGAGGAATCAACAACCACGATTCCTTCCCTGAACACCACGAGGCCATGGCTGATGTGTCAGATGACGAAGATGAGCTGCGAATTTACATAAGGGTCAACTATAAGTTGATCTTTGTATTGTTCGCTTTGCTCGATCTTACTCACTCGACACTAGCGGAGCTGTTTCTGCGCGTGATTCGATGAAGCTCATCGAGCTGATTCGATCATTCGCAGTAGGCCAACCGGTAGTGTTGAGCATCTGGTACATCGGATGCCGTTGGCATGCTATGGTCTGTTCTCGTCGCCCTACATCGCGAGATGTAGGCCCAGACAGGTAATTCGTCTGGGATTGAGGACAGGTAAGTGCTACAGGCTGAGGATTCTTTACCTCTGATTAGGAGGAAGAATGAAAAGCCTGATCGCACTCTGGTCCCAGGTAGCTGACGAGTCAGCTACCCGATGCCGCACGAGCGCCACGCTTGACATTAAGACCGTCAAGCGGCGAGTCGAACATGAGGGGTTATCGTTCTTGACGATAACCCTACCTGACCTTGGAAAATCTACCCAAAAGTGGATTGACCAGGGTCATGTGGGCATCAACCCTTCCTTCACTACTGGAAGGGGAAGTCTCCCCCTAATGTTAGGAGGTTTCTTCGCCCGTGTGTTCGACCGGAGTAGTGGCACGTTACTTGACGAGCCATGCATCGACTCCATACTTGCCATACGTCAGTTGACGCTGATGTTTGGTAAGATCCTTCTTCCTTGTTCGAAAGAACGAGAGCAGAAGGCGATGCAGAACTTCGTCAAGTGTGAGCAGGATGTCCGCCAACTCGACATGGATCTCAGCGAGAAAGATATTGCTGAGTTCCAACGTATGTCGAGTTTGCTATATAGGGATCTGTTTACTGAAGTAGACGCAGATGTCTACTACGGTGAGCTTCTCCCTAAGCATGGACCAGGAGCGACTGCAGATCGTCTTACCAGCAATGGTAAGTACGAACTGCGCTCCTGGACCAGGAGGTTGGAGGAGGTCTTTCCCTCCAAAGACTACCTCATTCCTAATGAACGGTACTACTGTTCATTGGATGAGGTGGACATCCTCGAACCTGGCGCAGAAATACCCGTCAAGGTTATCTCTGTACCTAAGACGTTGAAAACGCCGAGGATAATCGCGATTGAGCCTACCTGCATGCAGTACACGCAGCAGGCTCTTTTGCGAGCATTCCTCATAAGGTTCTATCAGAATGACATTCTGAGAGAATTGATCGGATTTGACGACCAGGCCCCTAATCAAGGTCTGGCTTGTCAAGGTTCTCTTGATAAGAGAACGGCAACACTCGACTTGAGTGATGCATCTGATCGCGTTTCCAATCAGCTCGTCAGAGCGATGTTGCGCCCATGGCCCAATTTGGATAGGGCCGTGGATGCTTGTCGTTCTAGGCGGGCTGAAGTACCTGGCCATGGTGTTGTTCGCCTGGCCAAGTTCGCGTCTATGGGTTCAGCACTCTGCTTCCCAATTGAAGCGATGGTCTTCACGACATTGATCTTCTTAGGGATCCAGAGGTCGCTTAACGTTTCACTTACCCGTAAGGACGTCAAGTCCTTTGCGGGATCGGTGCGTGTGTACGGGGACGATCTGATTGTCCCCGTAGACCATGTGCAGTCCGTCGTACAGACGCTCGAGCATTTCGGTGCTCGGGTTGGTCTGGACAAGTCTTTCTGGAATGGAAACTTCAGAGAGTCTTGTGGTAAGGAATACTTTATGGGCCAGGATGTAAGTATCGTCCGGGTCCGGCAAGTGTTACCTCACACGACGGCTGACGCGACGGAAGTTATCGCAACTGTGTCTCTCCGGAACCAACTTTACCAAAGTGGTTACTGGCAGACGTGCAGTTGGCTGGATAAGAGGCTCGAGAAGGTGCTAAAGCACTTTCCCGTTGTCTTACCAGACTCTTCCGTGCTGGGCAGGGTTTCGTTCCTCGGGTACCAATCCGAAAGAACGCACCCTAGCCTCCATAGCCCCCTAGTCAGGGGTTATGTAGTGGAGGCCAAAGCCCCTAGCGATAAACTAGGGGGTACTGGTGCCCTGCTTAAGTGTTTGCTCAAGCTGGAGACTGGTGGTAGTTTAACGGGTTGGAGTGGTTACACTCCTGATGTCCCGTGCTACCGTCCCAGCGGCATCCGCGAGGATGCAACTCCGTGGGCTTTGCCACCCATGGGGCAAGATGCACAACACTTAGAGCGTTCAGGACGCCCCAAGCGCGTCGGCATCAAGCTTGGATGGTGGTCACCCCTATGAGGAGGTGACGGGGCCAGTACGGCCTTGTGGGGGAGTCAAGCCCGCTCATAGCGGGGGCTGAGACCAG